TGACCTGGTCAATGTGTCGTTTGTCCGTCTGACCCAACTTCTGCTTGCCGAGCCAGATCAGCATCGTGGTGTCACCGTCCATCGCCTTTTTGAATTGCTGCCGCCTGATACTCGTTGTGCCTCTTGCTCTGCCCTCATCCAGGTACTGCTGAATTTTGGGATGCCGTTTTTTGAGTCGATGGAATGCCTCGGGAGTTATCCCGATGAACGCAGCGACCTCCTTGTCGAGAGGATCGAGCATACCGAGCTGACCCATCTTGATCAGGAAGTCGCCATCCACCTCTATTTTTATGCCTGTGGGCAAATCTTAATCCTATTAAATACCATTAATCGGGACTCTCAGTCTAGGATTGGTAGACTTCTTAAGATCATATCTAACTACACCCCTCCCCCACTTCTGAATCATAAGATCAGACTGTGCTTTCTCCTCCTTCATCGTTCGATATGCCCCACACCCACCCCTTTGACTCAAATGACCCGCTTTATACCAATTACAGTTGAACCTTAAGGTCTTGTGATACCGTTGGATGTGCTGAAGAAAATAGTCGTAGTCCTCATTCAAGGAGAGTCTTTCGTCGTACCTTATCGGGTTCTTTCTGATACAAGAAAAAGGTCCGAGTACGGGAGAAAGGAAAGAAAAAGGGCTGTATGCCCTATAGAATTTAGGATCTGACTGAAGATTCACACCCCAAAGACACACGCCCAATTCTTCAGCCATCCTGAATCCGTGGTCAACGAAACTTTCAAATTCATTCTTATCGTATGACTTACCTTGAAAATCATTAACCCTTGAGTCGAATCTACCCACTGACACCACGTCATCATCCAGCATCACAACATCACCAAAAGACTCAACAATAAAATTCCTCACCTTTCCCATGTTCCCCCTGAGACTGTCGGGAATGATCAATATAGGTTCCCCATCTTTCTTCTTGTATTCTCCTGCTTCAAACTCATGAACCGCAAGAACGGTATCAGGGTAAAACCTTCTCACAGATATATTTCCAGCCCTTTTGTATGAGGGGCTAACCACCACCATTTAATCTCCTCACCACATTATCACCCCTTATCACTCTACCCACACCCCTGGAATGTTCATAATCCGAAGTATTCTTGAGAGATTGGACCGTTTCAATACCAAAAGTTTCTTGAGCCGCCAACCAATCTGCGGAATTATCAAAATACAGGACTATGTAATTATGCTCTTCAAGTAACTCTTGGGTGAATTCTTTCTCTGGTTTCTCTTCGGATTTTCCGTGTAGCATCTTATCTAATTCTTCGCCACTCCACAATCCACTAAAATCAAGGCCCCTATCCAAATCTTCGAGAATTTTACTGGTGTCGAACTCCAGATCTACTTCGGAGACTCTGTTATCTGCGTATGCCAGTTGCCTTGCCGAGTCATCTTTAAGCAGGTCAAGGTCCACTCTCTGGACAGCAATTATCTTCTTACCGTCTGTCTGAATAACCTCTACCTCGTCAAATCCTGACTCGATAGCCGTCTCCAGGGTCTTATTTCCAGCGATGACCCTACCGTGCTTATCCACCAATATAGAACGGCCAGCACCATATTGCTTGAGTGAGTCCTCAAGCATGGCCCGGCCTCGTTCGGTCCCCCTGTTGGCGTTGTGGGGATCTGGTACCAGATCTTTCAGTTTCATTGGCTTGGGATGGCCTGGATAAAATCCTCCATTTGAAAATATACGTTTCTGAATTTAAATTGTCAAGACCACTCCTCGTTTGAGATTAAAATCCGCAATAACCCTCACACTCGGCAGAGAACATATCAACTTGACCGTGGTCTTCCGCTGTCGTGAGATCTACCTCGTCTATCGGGATGCAGTCTCGGTGAGTATAGACCATACCAGTTACACCTGGATAAGGCTGCTCCCGAAGTGCGTGGTCAAATCTCACCACATCGTCCCATTCATCCGTCTGGTGGAGTTTCATATCTCGCCATCGATCATTTGCATGATAAGGACATCCAATACAAGCAGATTTTGGGGGTTCGGGGAAACCGTTGCGGTTTAACCATTTTTGGCAATTATGGCGAGACATACGCAGATCCACAAGCGGATATTTATTCACGATCCACCCCTTGCCAGAATCTTTCATCCGATGTGCCTCGTCAACTGATATGCCCATCAGCTGCGTGACCGTTTCCTTGACCCGTTGCCCTGTCTCGTAGCCCAACATCTCACGGATTTTGGCATGGATCGGGTCGATCTTATAGTTTTTTGTGCATTTACGCCAGAGAGAACCTCCTGTGTCGGGAGACATCCCATCCTTTGTCTCCCTATTTATGACATAAAATGGAGGTTGCCCATTGCTCCATTTTGCAGCTCCGCTAACATGATTTAGCACGTCATCTCTGATGTTGCCCTTACTCACAACCTCAATCGGCACCCCACCATGCTCATTCGACCAATCAATCAGCCACTCCAGATGATCGTAAACTGCTTTTGGCTCCCACCCCGTATCAGCAAAAATTGCTGCGTCTGCCCTGTTTATTTCACCCATGCACGACATTAGATATAGGGCGGTTGATTGCACACCAGCACCCAGAGAAATTACAGTTAAGTCAGACATGGGTATTTCCCTCATGATAAATTGTCAAGACCACTCCTCGTCAAGTGCCTCATCCAGAGCCTTACACCAATCCGGTTTGAGCCACAGCGCACGCAATATTTCCATCTCCTCAAGGCCAAATCCTCTGAGCAGATCAGCACATTGCTTGATGGTTTCCACCGTGGACTCAGACCCTGTCATGCCAGCTCTCAAGTGGCGCATCGGGATCGGGGTGCACCTGAATCTCAACGATCTCATATATACCGTTTTTGTGGACTAGCGCAAATTCGATTTTATCTTCGGTTGCCATCTTCCTGACTATCTCCAAAGCAACAGATATATTGGTGGTTTTCATTTCATCAGATCCTTTAAAATGCTGATATCGTAGAGATATCGCCCGTCCAAAAACATGCCTGAGTATTTGTTTTGTCTTTTGTTCCACCAGGGTTTCGCGTTGTCGATATAAAACTCTGGCGTGGCATACCCGAGGCAGATCATCTCTATTTTAGCTGCACCTGTTGGCTGTTTTTCTGATGCAGACCACGTTATATTCGATTTATAATTCCAGGGTATAATATAGTCACATTTGAGAAACTTCTTCTCCTCGAACTGTTTATCGGTAAATATGATCCCGGGTGTGCCAGTTGCCTTGATCGAGAACCTCAAGCCCTTGACCTCCAGGTCTACTCCGTCATCCGGCTTGTCTGTGGCCACCATATCATGCGATACCTGAAACAGGTCACAGGTAGAGATCTCACCAGCGACCCCCATAAAGTTGATCTGTAAATCTGTTTTCGTAGGGTCCGCTTTTTGGTTCGTTTCATGCCAGGAATTTTGGCGCAGAACCGCCTTTTTCCATATCTCCTTTATGACCTCATCGCCTGTCAGAGTCACGGCATCCGTCATCTCCTAATCCCTCTTTTTTGCGAGTTTATCTATATCCAGATCCCCATAGATTTCTATCACGGTCTCCCCTACAGTCCTGTCCTCCCACGCCCTGAACCGTCTACCGTGTTCATGGAGGAATTCGTGGCAGCCTTTTTTCCATCCACTCCCTGGGCCACACAGAGGTATTGTCGCCCAATGATTTTTGGGAACTCCCATCGAGGTTCCCACATGGTGCGCCTCGCTCATGCCCTCAACTCCGCACAAGGTGCACGGTAAACTTTTTATTTTTTCGAGGTGCTGTCGTTCCTCAGCTGTCACTGGTTTCTTGCTCATTCAGTCACCCAATCGGGTAGCGGTGGTGCTGTGTATCTGGACTGCTCCTCGGGATGCGGGTTGTCACGGCCCCACACCAATATTCTGGCATGAGCAGATTCATAGTCTACTCCCCAGCGTTTTGACAACGCCTTAACTGCCACCGTTAACAGACCTCGGTCGAAAAGGTCCGGTGACACTATTGACCTAAGACCTGAGTCAGCGGGTCCGGCTCTATCTGCTGTTTCCATGCGTGTCTCTCCCTATTCAGGCGGTTGTTTTCCCGTTCACGGATTTTCCTTTGCTCTGCCTTTTCCTCAACCTGCGCGTCATTAGGATTCAGGAATTGATCGACTCTCTGGTCCTTGTCAAAGATCCAATCCAATCCCCTATGGGCGTTATTTTCCATCTGCCACTTGTCCTGAGCGAAATTGACTAGCGCCGTCATCAATTCCTCTCCGGTGAAGCCACTTGATTTTCTGGCAATGATTTTTATCAGTGCTCTTTTCCTGATCGGTGCTGTGTCCTTGCCGTTGGGTTTGATCTTTTCCCTAAAGAATTTCCAGAGAGACGGGAAGTCTTTGTCTGTGTCTTTATTCTTTTTCTTCTCTTCTCTTATCTTCTCTTCTCTTATCTTCTCTTCTCTGATGTTTAACTTTTCCTGTAACGCCTCCTGTGCTTTTTCTTGTAATCCATCAGACTTAGATTGCTGGTATTGTGACCAATTCACAACGGTTATTCGTGTAAACGATCTGTAAACTACCTCGGTGATTATGCTGTCAACAATCTCCAGCTCGTGAAGAGCACGTTTAACGGTAGGTTTGGACGGTTTCTTGAAATTATTACGCGCATCCCATGCAACATCGGACGCTATCTTGTCCAGGCTCGTCTGGATCTGACCCGTCTCATCGTCCGCATTCATGAGAATCCACATCCAGATTTTAAAGTAAAGAGGCGGCATAACCCATACAGGTTTTTGCTGTATCGCCTTGTATAGTTTCAACCATCGCCGTGTCCCCGAATACATATTTTTCTCCACTCACAGGTAAAAAAATATCTCCCAATGGCTTGAGTAACCCGCCGTGACAGGTTGGGTTCCCTCTCGGGTAACCCGGGCCATTGGGAGATATATAGGAGGTTGTGCGATGCTCACGGCGTTCACTCGATACAAGTATACGAAATTATTCAGGCAAAATCAAGGTAAATTTTCACCGTTTGCCTCCAAAGTATTCTACGGCGTGTCCATCAGTAATAAGATCTTCATTTAGAGTTCTGGAATCAGTTATAACCCCCTCCTCCACTTTCACAATTCCCAGCACACGACCAAACTTGCCCAACTCCTTCGACAGGAGTGTGAACTCTACACCGCGTTCGCAATGGGCGATGAACCAACCCTCAACATATAGCGTTGCCGCCTTGCCTCTTGCCTTCTCCGCCAGGTCTCTTGTCCTACTCTCAGGCGTGTTTACGCCGTAGAGTCTGATGCGTTTTTTGACGTGGACATCAAATCCCAGATCTATGTCGGCGTCCAGAGTGTCACCGTCCACGATCCTCACCAGCTCTGCCCGGTATTCAAACATCGGTTGACCCCCTTACGAAGATAAATTCCTCCGAACCCGTCAGTTTTGGCAACGATTGAGCGAGGCCATAATCCCTCATCAACTCCCATCGCATAAGCACAAATCTGTGTCGCTCCTCAATCAGATCCCATTTTACGCGTGACGGCTCATCGCTATTGTCTATCCTGTGTCTGAGGTAGTCTATGCGGATATCCATCTTGGTGATCTTGTCCCTGACCTCTCGGTCTAGTTGCCTCATCTGTCTCCCCCTGGGTTTCGTGGGAAGCCGGGGGTGCCGTGCTTGAGTTCCCTCGATTCTTATCCCCCGTGCATGTTTGCCCGTAAGGCCCGGCCCTTTTTCCCCACGCTTTGCTCTTTCCCTATGTTGCTTACAGATAAACAAACCAGGAATATTCTTATCTGTAAGCGATACTAGGCTGTCACACCTCTGTCAATTCGATCACGATTGATCCCTGCCTCGGTGGTGCCGTCTCCCATAGATACTCTCTGTCCAGATGGGACGGGCCATCATCCTCGATCAAGCCCAATTTGACGAGCGCATCAACCACGGGTTTGAACGACATGACCAAGTTGTCAAAGTCTGGCTGGCGGCTGGATTTGCGCCACAATCTCACCAGAGCCATTTTAAGAGGTTTTGGCGGCCTTTTATGTCTGCCCATAAGCATACCCACCCTTAACCTTTCCGTCCACCTACGGGCCTCTCTGTGGCCCACAGACCAATGTCTCCTGGTGTGTCCGGTATTCAGCTGGGGCAGCATCCGGTCAAATTCCATCCTCAGAACATATTTTCCCATTACACCTCCCAGCTACATAAATATTCAGATTTATGTAGCTACTTCTCTGGATCTACATAAATATCCAGGATATAGGTGGAACTGACCTGCTTGTGCTTGTTTCATTGGCGCCCCTCCAGATGGGGATACACTTTGGACATCGTATCCTCCTTTTGTGAACTGTTTTTCGTGTTACTTTTTTTCAGGTTACTCCGCCACCCAACGCATAAGAAGGGTATATCTTCACACCGACTTTTCGTCCCTCTTTGACGTCCTCCTTTCTCAATAGGGCTTCTGGCCTCGCTTTTAGACTACTCGTTATTACATTGATTTGAGATTCTCAGCTCTTAACAACCAACACTTTTCGCTTGGTTTCTTCAGGTAACCCATCAAACTCGGCACATTGCTTCTCGAAAACCTCTAGAGCCTCATCTTGCTCTGATTCCGGCAGCTCTGCAATCCGCCTCGCCTCGTGTTCAGCCCGCTCTGCGAACTCAGTCTCAGGGGTAGGTAAAATACCGTCGTCACTGTCAATGCCGTCGGCGCCCTTGTGCAGCAATGAGTTAGGCGCCGGCGGTGTTTCGACAGTATTGAGGCCCTCAAGAATGCTGTCGGCATGTTGTCGATTTATAACCTGTTGTTTTTCCACGTCGTCGACAATATTGACGGTATCGACAGTACTTTATGTGGATTCGAGGATGCTTACAGATAAACCAATTCCTGGAATATTCTTATCTGTAAGCGATACCTCTGGTTTGGGGGACACTCTCAGATCTGAGAGTGTCCCCCAAAGGAAGCGTGTGAACAAGGGTGGTCCGGCCTTATTCCTCTTCGGGCTGCAACGTGTCCTCGTAGCCCGACAACCTGCACGCGCCGTGCGACTGTCCCTCAGTTGGCGTGCCGCAGACATCACAGATCTGCCTCCACTGCTCCATCACAGTCTCCCATTTCTGCCGATCAGCATCAAGCATCTCAAGCCTCCTGTCCCTTTTCGATCTGCGTTTGAAGGCTCTCGATCATCTCGCTTGCCTTCGCCTTGTCCAGACCGTTTGCCAGTAACACCTCAACCCTCTCCCTCACGGCATCACTAATCTCATCAGCCCTGCTCAGACCTGTGATCATACCGATCTGTTTTTTCGTAGCCCCGTTTGTGACGGGTGGAGTCTGCTTAAATCCCTCTTTCGGCACCTCCTCCGCTGGGGTTGCCTCAAGCCCTGCCATGACCGCAAGACCGGAAAGACCGATCCGGTATGCCTTGCCCGTGGCCCGTGTAGTCGCCATAGACTTGATCGCATACTCATCTCGATTTCTCCAACTCTTCTCGTTGCTCGAAACTATCGCAGAGGCACGGGTGATGAGTTGATCTCCCCGGTAGACTGCCACCACCGCCTCGTAAATAATCTCGCTTGGATCGTCCCGCACGATTCGAGTATTTTTCTCTTCCCTCGGGAAGAGGGAAAGCCCCATCCCCGCCGTTGTCCACCACTCGACCTTCGGATAATTGCGGCCCTGGATGCTTGCGATATATTCCGCACCCTTGCAGTGCTGGACCATGTACTTCACAACCCTTGACGCCTCAGACAGTGCCTCGATTGGATCAGATGATCCGAAGACGCATTGTGACGGCATCACGTCCGTTGCAATTTCCAATTCACTCATTTTTTGTCTCCTCGGGGGTTGGGATGGCCCTGTGGATTAGTTGACTCCGGCTCTCAGCACCTCGGCCCATTCGCTCTGCGGTAGTTCGACAGCCTTGAAACCCGCGCCCTCGATCTCTGTAGCGCGGTCGTACGACTCCACGTCCTCGGCCTGACGCGTGACTGCGTTGACGACACCCCACGCACTCAGGTCGCCGCCCTGAATCAAGTGCTTCAGCACGCCTCCGCGCTCATGGTCTGATAGGTCAAGTTTGGTCGACAAGACCTCCACCGCCTTGACCGGATCGCCGACAATCCTGTCATCCGTCAACCCCCGAAACTTCAGCGCCGCGTCTTCGATTTTGGCCTGAGACAGTAACCCCTCCACAACGTCACGGGTCTTCAGGAAAAGCGCCTTGTCATCTGCTTTCAGGGTGTCGGACTTGAAAAACTCATGGCCATCGCCGTCACCGTTTCCTTGGCCCGTGTGGTATTTGACCAACTCCTTGGTACCGACCATCCCGTTTTTGCAAACAAGACGCTCGATAAAAGCGGAGATCTTCCAGCTCCCAAGTCCGATCTCGGAATTGGATGCGATCACTCCAGCTGCAACAAGATCGCCAACCTCAACCTCGGCATTGACGTGGTACGCGACTCCCTTGATATACATCCTAGATTCTGTCACCTCCGCCGACCTGACCTCAACGCCTACCTCCTCAAAAATGGGCAGAACAACTTCAGCCATATCATAATTATCGATGGGCCGATAACGGTTGGACAAAAACGCCCGAGCCTTATCGTCCAGCGTTCTCACCATCCTGGACTGAGGGTTGTGCTGAAACCAGTGGTTGACGTTATCCGACAGCAACCCAGGCGCATCGGCCAGCATCCTGTCGTAATACTTCTGCGGAATATTCAGCCTAGATGAAATCTGCCTGTGAAACGTGGGACGCATTCCGAAGCGTCCAACATCCTCAATGGACAGATTCTCCGCACCCTCCATCACCATCACTCTAGTGTCTGCAACGAAATCCCGCTTGGCGTCTCTCTGACGCCCGAGTTCCGTGGCCAGATCTGCAATACTACGTCCCTGCTTCATCGCTACCTCCAGTTTGGGGTGGGGAAATTTGGGATGTCAATTCGATGCCCGGGACGGCTCCTATCCCCTGAGAAAAATCCTCTAGGAACCGCCCCGAGCGGTTGCCGCGCTCCGCAGTGTCAGGCTCCCCCACCATCAACTGCATCACCGCGCGGCATTACTCACCTCCGTTGATGAGATCCGCTACCGATACGTCAAGTGCCCTTGCGATACGGCAAAGCGTCCTGTGCGTCATGCCGTTGCCCTTCTCAAGGTGCACCCAGTTTTGCTTGTGTTTCCAGCCGCCCCTCGTAGCGGCTTCTTGAAGGGTCAACCCCCTGTCCTTGCGGGTTGCCCGAATCCTAATCGCCAGTTTTGCGAGTTGCTCGTCAAACGTCATCTCGTCCTCCTCCTCGATTATATACTCTCTGTCAAAATTCACCATAGGTCTGTACGGAATAGTGGAGTGGGCCTATTTCGTACAAAACTGTAGTAAACTAAATCCTACATATCAAGTGTTATTTTTACCTTAGCACGAAAACATCACACGCATGATCTGACCCGACATCTACAAGCCTAGCCCTCGCGCCGTCTACGACTATGTTCGCGAGGTCATATTCATCGTCCTCAATATCCCATACACCTGATGCCATCTCCACGAAGGAGCCGTCACTAACCCCAACAACCTCCAGCGTGTCTCGATCCACCACGGGCCAGCGTTGATCCCACTCGATGCCGTCACCCAGATCACCAATATGTCTGCCGATAAGATTCTGGACCTCGGCACTCGTACTGCGAGAAAAATTACTCATGGCTACTCCTCTCTTTTGTATGTGTCGTTGTCTATGATGATGTGATCATCCAGTGACGTGATATCGCTCGGAACCTCTCCGTAAAACTCGTCCTCGATCAGTCTATCAAAATCATCGCTGCTGACAACCCACGCCTCAGTCTGCGACTCCCCGATATCCCTCAGAGCGGAGAATCTGTGGTGTCCGTCCAGCACCAATGCACCGCCTCCCAAATCCTCCACGACCAGCGGCAGCGGCATCGCAACCCCTCGCCTGTATGCATCGCGTATTGATAAAACCTTTTTGTCGTCAACGTCATGCTGTGGGAGGATAGATGTCCTGACCTCATCTCTGTACGCGCGTATCGTCATCACTCACCTCCTGGTTACCTGTCTTAGCCGGAGGTCAATCCTCCGTTGCCTGGGCCGCGCCGCGTAGAGGCGTCAGGTATGCGGCCCTGCCCCCGAAGGGGCGATGCTATCAGTCAACTTTGAAAAATTTGAATAGTCTGTCGATCTCCTCTGCGGCTATGTCAATGGCGTTGGTTAGCCTAGGATCACCGTATCCCGATTCTTGATGCTCGGTCCAATGCCCTAGAATGCTTTCGGCTTGATATGCGATCACTCTCCGAACTGCCTGTCGTATTTCTCGTTTTGTCATCGCCTTCTTGACCTTCTCTAACTCTCGCTCCTCCCGCTCCTCCTGCTCGAAGTCCCTGATCAACTGTTCAGCCCTCGACTTCTCTCCTGTGATCCATCGCTGTTTGTCTTCAGCATAAATGTCCATCTCGCACCTCCGTTTAAATGGGTCTCATCAGTACCGGCTTGTCCGGTAGACCGGGCGGTTGCCCGGTTTCGACCTAGGTTACAACGTCCAGGGCGCTTTCCAGGGTTTCCTTGTCGAGAAACACGCCGTGCTTAACCCGAACGCCGGTGTTTACATCGAAGAAAAGAAGCCGGTGTTTCAGGTAGTATTCATATATCTTCTCTGTTTCTGAATCGTTGGCGCCGATTGTCTCGCGCACATACTCTCTAAATCCGTTCCGGGTCATCTCGCACCTCCTGGGTTTCGGCGTATCTCGTCAGATCCAGGCTACGATGCCTGGCGACCCAGCCTACTATGTTCTGACGAGCTCACCCTGCTCGTCTGCGCTCCCGCTCTCCTGTGTGCCGTAGTGTTAATCCGGATTTCCCGACTTTCTGGCCGGTACCGGCGGGGTAGGAGTCCCACTCTTGCGGTTGCTATGTCCTTCGAGTGGAATCCCGAGGGCCAGACTCACGCCCCAGTTTTAACTTCGGTTCCTACTCTCTCTTACACCCATAATATAACTCTTATCCTTTACTATGTCAAGTGTTTTTTTTACCTGTTAGCAAATAAAATATGGGCCATAAGCCCATATCAATGCTGCACTTACACAAAAAATGCCTTTTTTGGTCGTTATAATCCCTGAAAAAAGGCAGTTATTCCATGCCGAGATTCGTTAGTAATGCCTTAGCTGCCTCCTTAGTCCTGGCATCCTCCTGGGCTATCTCCCACGCACCCGCCACAGTCAACGCCTTCCGAGCACCCGTTTTCCCGATTAAAAATCTTTCGGGAACCAATTTTTTCAGGTCAGTCACAAAACTCATGATCTGTGCGGCCTTGCGCTCACTCGCTCCCAATCCGTGGAAGAACACTCCAACTGCACGGGGATTTCGGATCGTTACATTACCCAGGAGCTGTCCCAAACC